CATGAAAGATCGGCGTTCTCACGATGATATCATCACCGTACACTCGGTACTCTGGGAAAAATCCCAACCAAGTCCGTTGTGCACGACGCACGGCGTACTCCACAGCACATGCAAAGATAAGCGTCTCAACGGGGAAGCATAACGCACTCCCCATTGGAGCATACTTCGCTAACCTGAGTACCTTACCAGATGGAAGCTCAGTGGAATGACTCCTCAGAGCAACCAGGTAGGGATACACGGGCGTGCCACGAAATACAGCTTTTACCAGCTGATGTGTCACGGTGTCAGACGCAGACGACAAGTCTATCGTCGCGAAGTCTCCCGTCGCACTACTCTTGATAGCCAAATCCGCATTCAATTCCTGCACTGCGAGGTTAATACGCCTCGACAGATAGGGATGATGATGGATGTAATCCACCAAAGAATGGGACACACCCTCTTGTAAATACATGAGGGTGGCAGGCTCTTTAGAGATCGTGCGTCGTGTCTTCATGCTTTTAGGCACAGAGACCAGCTTCGACACTCTCTCCCACTTTTGGGGGAAGAAAGGGAAGTAGCTAGACACATCAATACCCGCGTGTTTCGAGAAGACGTAATCAATCAAAGCATCGCTTCCTAAGAAACGATACTTCTCAAGAGGCACGTCCTTCGAGAACGGTTCGGCGATGGACCCCGGACCATGCATTGGTGAGAAGTTCTCCTCCGTTAAAGAGAAGTCCTTCATCCACTCCCGCATGATACCGTTCATGCTCTTCAGCATGTTGGGTTCGTAGCTAAGTCGTCGCAGGTATGCTTCAGTTTCCTCATACTCACTCTCCATATCGACCCGAAGGTCCTCTAGAGACAAATGAGTAAGGAACGAGAGGAACTGATAGCAAGGGTAAAAACCACGAGCGGATGGCTCACTCAGAAATTCTCTGAGCGCCCCGCGAATCGGAGCAAGAAGTACCCCAATAAAGGGATACTCCCCGCTAAGCTGGCGTTTAAACCAGCTATACGTCGTTGGCTCAACTACAGAACGTAGAAGAGTTACCGCGTCCGACAAGCAGGAACCAAGATCGTGGACGTCCAGTGTGACCATATTATTGGCCCACGCGACGATCTCACGATGGTTACCTATACCGCCGTACCGAGTTGACATATCAACGAGATGAAGTGAACACAGCACTAAAGCTTCCGTGTAAGTGTCCAAATCTCTATCCGAAAGTGAGTTACCCTTCCAGCTCGTTGACTTGCGCCTCAGCTGAGCTAAGACGTCTTCCCACACGCTGAGCGTGCAGTTTAATGAGCTCACGGCACGTCACCTCTTCGAGGAAGTGGTGGATTCGAACGACTCCTTCACAGTGACGCTATGCGTCCCTGTTGGCAGCACGACGTGGTCTTCCGCTTTCGTAGATTTACTACGATATGTGCGGAGTTCCACGTTGTTAAGCTGTTTGGGAGCGGAACAACCCACCAATGTTGTCAGGATCAGTGCCAGGCCGGCGAGGAAGCCGACCCGACACCTACTTCTTGACAACACCTCTCTGAAGTGCAGAAATGCCCGACTCGATGGACTGTACACCCTGCGCATAAAGCGCAGCGACCGCACGCATAACGAGCTGCTCCACCATGTGGGCAGACACGCTACTGCTGTTCGGAAGCGTAAGGGTGAGAGCACATCGAACAGGGAAATCCTGCTGGAAAGTAGTG